AGATTTGATTCTACATTCACGTATGGACCAGCAAAAGCTGCACCAGCGAGAAGGAATGGAGATGCTGCAACAGCAGCAATTGTTGATTTAATAGTCATGATTGTTTTTAAAGTATCTCGCAAGAAAAAACCTGCGGATGATAGATCTCCCCGACATGGGAGTCTGTTATCTACGCAGGGTTACGATTCTTTCGAGTCCTTTGTATGATGGTATTTATAATAACATAACTTTACATACTTGTCAAGGTATCCGTAAAATCATAAGAAATGTTACCAGTAATAACACAACGTCCCTCAACTGAAGAAGTAGGAACTGCGTGAAACAGACTTCCTAAGAAGAAAACTATTTGTCCTGTCTCCATTTTCATCTCTTGATCATCCAATATTAAAGGGGCAGCACCTTCAGGAACATTAACATAATAACAGAAGGACATACAATATGGAAAATGATTGTGGAAATATACACCTTGATCCTTAGCATAATCCACACCCCATACCTCACGGATTTTAAATCCAGATGGAACGTATCCTAATTCACTAACATCATACTCTTTTAACTTTCCTGACGCAAAAATCTGTGCCATCTGTGGTATGGCACTCTCAACCCAAGTCAATAAGTAATCCAACTCTGAAGACTTATCTCTTAAGGCACGACCAAAAGTAAAGTCAGTTCTATTAGCATCACCCAAAACCTTACCAGCAGCATTTGCTTTAACTAATCTCTGCAACTCTGGATTTATTTCTGGGTTAGGAAACTTTGCTATTGCTGCTTTCAGTGGAGTAAATCCTAACTTCATTTATTTTTTCTCATCAATTCATCAAGTTTCTTTCTAGATTCTACCAACATTCTAGCAGTCTGCAACCTATCCTCTTGATATTTCTTAGGATCATAGGGTAAATTCATTACATCAGTTGGATCCACTACAGATTCAAACTCAATGTCAGTGTCACCAACAACTTCTCTAAGTTCTGGTGTTAGATTTTCTTTTTTAATTTTTGGTAGTTCCATTACATTAAGTCGTTACCACATTCATCAAAGTTACCTGCGACTCCACCACGAGCAGTGTGTAATAATAACTCACCGTGAGTAGGGTCATTAGCAGCGACAGAAATTGCATTATTGAGACCAGCAAGATCCCAATTGTTAACCTTAAAGGAATCAATCCAATAGTCAAACCCACCTGCCTCTGGTCTCCTACTTATAATTGTACCATAAGAAGTGACAAGTTGATCATATACTTGTTGATATGTATATCCAGTTTTAACCGTCCTAGAACCCCATCCAGGTACCAATCCTGTTATGTATCTGTAAGGATCTCTTATGGTTGTACCATTATTAAATGCTAAGTATCCGTGAACCCACTCTCCATATCCAGCATCAGTTATACCTGTACTAGTACAACAAGGTCCAGTGTACTGCCATCCAGCATCATCTCTTGTAGTCCACTTCAATCCACTATCAGCAGGTTGTATTAAGTCTAAAGAACTAACTACAATGTTAGTCATCTGAGAACGTAAAGTGAATGCAATACCACCTGGATTCCCTGCCCAAGTATTATCTGCCTGACTTGTGTTAGTTAAAGTAACACCAATAGTATGTGGACCTGGTGATACATCAGTAATAGTAATCTCTGTACTAGTAGTATGAGAAGTAATAGTTCCTTTAGATACACCATCCCAAGTAATGTCAGCAGTATTATCTGCCTGTACTTCTAGTACATAATATCCAGTATGTAATGGAGTAACATTCCAAGTAGCAGTATGTGGAGTACCTACTAATGAATTAATATTAGATGGATACACAGCATACTCATTCATAAAATCTGACCAATCGTGATGAGGTCCAGACTTTACCCAACCAATACTATTACTACTACCACACACTCCACCAAAACACATCTTTATAAACCAACCACCTGGATTGGTTGTCCAATTTAATCCAGCACCATTGGTAGTAGTAGCAGTAAGTTTTAAAGTACCAATAGGTAACGTTGTTGTACCTGTAACTGGTGTATTCATACTACCAGCAGTAAGAAATGGAGTCTGACTATCGTTTAAAAATATACTACCACCAGCATCAGAACCAAATGTGAATCCATATGTACCTGCCTCCTTTATATCAATTTGATATGTGACTGTCTGCAATTCATTAGGAAGAGTACATTGCTCTGGGTTAACCCATACAGCATAGTTTCTTGCATCACCTGTCCAGAGTGAACTATCTACTGCATAAGTTATTGGATTTGATTTAGATTCTTTTACCTTCTCTACTGTACTACCATCTTCCTTATAACAAGTGATAGGTTTTATATTAGAGTCAGAAAAATAAGGTGAACAACTATCGGGACCTAACGTAGGTATATTAAATACATCATTGTTACCAAGATCTCCATCAATATTACCAGTATCATCAGTAATATCTGTACCTAAAGTCTCATCCACACAATCATATAAAGTACCATCAGGTCTGACCTTACACCTAGTTCCTATAACGAATGGTGGTAACTCATCGCTAGGCCATTGATCCCTATGAGGATCAAAGAAACCTGGTGGTAGAGGTGGGAATATATTACCATCATCATCTGGCCACTTCTCACCTTCATCTATTAATCTTTCTGGTAAGGCACGACGAGATCTTGATGCAATATCTTCATCAGATACTAAAGCATCACATATAGGACCAAAATAACCTTCAGGATAATATTGACTCATCCGACCTTTCTAATTATTTATTCCGATCAAATTGATAATTAAATGACACACTAATTCTAATGTTATCAGTTGTATTAGTTTCTATACCGTGCCTCAACCAACCAGGAAATAATATAAGACCACCTGTTATTGGTGGGTAAGTAAGTCTAGTATTACAAATCTGAACTGGTCTAGAAGATGATGGTGCAGGAGATACAAAAAATATACTCCCATCATCACCATTTGTTTTGTGATAATATACTCCAGATATATCAGAACTACCGTGGTCATGTATATGACCATAACTATTTTTCTGGAACAAAGATAACCAAGAACTTTCTATACGATAACTAAAAAGTTCTTTCTTAAATTCTAACTCATCACAATATTTTTCTACGTGTTTATCTAATTCCTTTTTAAAAGTATCAAGTTTATTATCCTCTATAAAATTCTCTTTAAATGTAGGGTCGGAAAGATAATGTGTTTGACCCCACCCTTCACTATGTTTAAAACCAATACCTCTAGCAACACTATCAATCTCTTGCTGTATCTCATTAACATTATCAATACACTCAACAGAGTATATTGGTATTGGCATAACGTATTGTACACTCATACCACTGCCAAATCATTAATAACTAATGGTAAAAGTCTATATTCTGCTCGTTGTATTCTCTGGGTAAGTGTCTCCACGGTATCACCTTTACATATAGGAACTCTTGACTGTTCTATTATATCACCACCGTCAAGTTCTTCATTAACATAATGGACAGTACATCCAGTCTCTGTATCACCTGATTCTAATGCTTGTTCTACTGCATGCAGTCCCTTATACTTAGGTAACAATGATGGGTGTACATTTATAATCTTATTAGGGAATGCGTCAATGAATTCTGGTGGTAACACTCTCATATATCCTGCCAATACAATTAAGTCTACCTCCCACGCTTTAAACATAGCAATCATTTTATCAGTATCTTTATGTGGAATTCTTACGTGAGGTACACCAAACTTTGCTGCTCTTGCTACAGCACCACATTTCTTAGTATTGTGTACCATCACAACAACTTCATGTTTCTGTTGAGGATAACGCATTATGTTCTCGAAGTTGGTTCCGTTACCAGAACACATAACACCTAATCTCATTGTAGATACTCCACTATTTTAAGAATGCCATAGGCAGTGAATACTTGAGGGATAATAAAAGCAACCATTGCTATTACCCAAAAAACATAGTACCAGTTTTCTTTATTCTGTGTTCTCATTGATAGTATCCTGGATTGTAATCAGTTTTTATTTTATTAGATTGAGACCAGTCTTTATATTCTGGTTCAGGTTCATCAACACTGTGTTTGAAATGCTCAGTATCAAAGTAGGATGGTGGTAATGGTTCCACATTATCATATGGACCTGCTAATCTTCTCTTGTGTTCTCTTTCATCCAATACTTCATTGATAAGTATCTTCAACTCCTTAACCATCTCAGGAGTATGTAATCTATTAGGACGAATGATAGCACGAGGGAGAATTGGTTCTCCATTCTCATCATGAGGATAGATATTATCACTACCACCAGGAATGGCAGGTCCACTCATCCCTTGGGTATCAATCTTGTCCATCTTCTTTCCTCCTTATCCAATCTCTATACATTCTACCATAAACCATACCTTCATCAGATTTTATATCAGCACCATCTAATAATTCTTCTTCTCTTTTAGTCAAACCATTAACCATTTGTTTATACTCTTGCTCCCATTTAGGAACATCCTTTAACCATTTTGTAGGCATTTTAAAAAACTATAGAGGTCAAAAATTTTGCCGAGATTTTTTTTCGGATATCTGGAAACCGAAAGTCGATTTTCGTTTAGAGTACTTGGATAACACCAACAACATCAGGAATTTCTTCCATCAACTTACGTTCTATTCCCATCTTCAATGTCTGAGAACTATATGCACACGATTCACAAGCACCAGTTAATCTAACCTTTACATAACCTGTTTCGTGTTCAATCTCTACAAATTCTAAGTCACCACCATCAGCTTGGATGTATGGTAATAGTTCTTGAAGAACTGAGATCACATTTCCATCTGTTAATTCCATTTTAGTTGCCAGATAATGTTGCCTCTTAAGATACTCATAGTATGTGTCCTCCGTCATCCTTGCCACACCATATCAGGCATTGCCTGTTGACCTGGTCTCATTACGAATAATAATATCCCATAGCATACAAACCATATGATATTAAACAACCAAGACTGTCTCCAGAAATACTTTCTAACTGCCATAGATCTTAGTATCTCAGGTGCTTTACCTTGAGCTCTAAAGATTTGTTCAATGATAAATGCAATGATTGTTGCTATCACTAAAGGATAGAATACAAAATTTGCAAAAGACATTATTGAAATTAGAAAAGCCATTTTATTCTGAACGAGTATTGAATAACCATAACCATACAATGCTTAATAACATTATAGCAAAGACTCTTATGGATTCTGGTGAGGTATCTATCATAAAAAAAGAGACCCCCGAAGGAGTCTCCATTATACGGTTGATATATTTATCTGTCAACCATTAACCAACAGTCGGTGCTGTTAGGGCAACCTCACTTGTCTCAGCAGATGCTAAGTCAAGAGGGAAGTTGTGAGCATTACGCTCGTGCATTACTTCCATACCAAGGTTTGCTCTGTTAAGAACATCACCCCAAGTAGGAACAACCTTACCAGATGCGTCTACGACAGACTGGTTGAAGTTGAAACCATTAAGGTTGAATGCCATTGTGCAGATACCCATAGAGGTTAACCATACACAGATAACAGGCCAAGATGCTAGGAAGAAATGTAATGAACGTGAGTTATTGAATGAAGCATATTGGAAGATCAAACGACCAAAGTAACCGTGAGCAGCTACGATGTTGTATGTCTCTTCTTCTTGTCCAAACTTATAACCATAGTTCTGTGAATCTAATCCAGTAGTCTCACGGATGAGTGAGGATGTGACCAAGGAACCATGCATAGCACTGAACAAAGCACCCCCAAACATACCTGCCACACCTGCCATGTGGAATGGATGCATAAGGATATTATGTTCCGCTTGGAAGACAAACATAAAGTTGAATGTCCC